ATATTGCAAAAATTCAACATGATCCAGGTCAATGGCAGTCCCATGGGGGCACCGCAGGACGTTGTCACCAACTCGGAATCGGACCCATATTTAAACTTCATTGGGCCAAGGCAAACCAGACCGAGCAACCGAACATGCTCGGGCCAGCCTGCCCCATCACAGATTCCGTTCCACAAAGAGTGGTACAAGTCCTGACGGATGGTATCGGTAGCAGTAGTCAGGTCAGCGGAAACGACTTCAATCGGACTGGGCGAGGAGAAACACTCCTCAATCGAGGCGTACTTGTCCCCCTTAAGTACGCTGTGACAAGAGGGAATCCTCTTCAACACTCCAAGCAGCGCTGCCTGGACTGGCTTACACAAAGCCACCAGGCTCCGCGGATGCCTTGTCACAACCCGGAACTTCCATCCCCGTTCCGGGATCACGATTACCTCAGCCGTAGGAAGCCGATACGAGAACCTCTTGGCCGGAAGCGGAACGAACTTCGCCGCTGCCGACCTCACCCTGAATCTGGCAGGAATTCCTTCATAGAAATTCTTGCACCAATCAGGGAAGTCTCCCCCACCAGCCAAGGGGGGAATGACACTCGCGTGACTAAATTTAGGAGGGCCCAAAGATCCCTTTCGCTCTTTAAGCTCTATTTTCTTACCCTCCTTCTTATCTTTCAACACCTTCTCGTCACGGAGTTCCAACTTGGTTTCTCGACCGCCGACCGAACTCAGCTGCAAAACATCGGCAAGCTCAGCGGAAGGATCCGAGACGTCAGACTCCAAAGACGCTCGGAACTGAGCATTGATTGCTGCCAACCGGGACGCCACACTCCCGGATGGAACCGGCTTGGGGAGTATACCTTCCAAACTCTGAGTCTTCGGAACTCCAGTTTCCGCCAAGAACTCCTCCCAAAGAGCCGAGAAAAGCGCACGTTCTTTTATGCGCAAATTCAGCAAATCTGCCGGAATAGGTCTGCCCTTGCACTCACGTCGGAGTTCCGCCTCCGCGAACTTAGAATGACGAGAAAATACTCGATCGTTGTGAGCAAGGTTATACAAAGAGCGACTAAAGCCTCCCTGACGTCGGGAAAAACCGATACAGGCGCTGGTAGAACAACCCAGCGCGGCGAGGCTAAAGTCCACATTAAGACCTCTAGCAGCTGTCACCCTCCCTTTCACTTTCTCCTTCCCCTCTTTTTCCACCATGGAGGCTACCAGGTCGGAGGCGAATTGACGGGCCCGGATCAACATATCCGGGTCAGTCACCCCGCCTGCAGTCACATTCGCCCGATGGGATTGGAGAGTTTCCCTCTCCCCCCTCCAGGGCTCCACCTTCTTTGGAGCCCGAGGCAGAGCTCTTGCCATGCACCCAACCTGGGCAAGAGCGTCCCGGATACCTATACGGGAAAATCCCAACAGCGAAGAAAACGACCCCAATTCAGCCTTCACTACAGCCCTGCTGACCTTGTTGGTCACAGCAAGCCATCTCGCTCCTTCAGCAATCTTCTTCAAATAACTGACGGCTGGCTGCAACCCGGAAAGCACTCGAAGATTAATCAACTTCCAACATACCTGCTCATAAGAGCGTACGAGTGCCCAGGGCTGGCGGTGGTTTCCGCGCGCTATCGCAACTACGGTCGCACGAACCAAACGAATGAGATCCGAGACTTGAACCCTAATCTCGAGGAACTCATCCGCGTGCAACCGTTCCAACCGCTCCTGAACGCAATAATAATTTCTAAACCTCCGAGAAGCTTGAATTCGCGCCCTCTGCTCTGTAATATATTTCTTAATTCCATTAAGCAGACCGGGCCGGTTTTGACTAAGATTTTTCTTCAAGCTCTTCAGGCTAGAGCGGTATCGGGCTTTGGCGGCGAAGTGGCTAATGAAATCGAAACGATATTCTTTAAGCACAGCCTTCAACTTCGCCGACGCCACCCAATGTCTCTGTCCCACAGCAGATGTGGGAGCCTTGTGTCCAGTTCCGAGGGTCCGACTGAAGTCGCGACACCCCGGAACCGGGACCATGGCAAACCACGTCCACGGGTCCCGCCATAAGCGGGAACCCGGTCGTGATT